TTTGTAGGCTTGATATGTGCTTCCCCTGGATAGTCCAGATAATATTATCCTTTGTAGGGATATATCCAGGGTTATATTTGCGACTGGCTAGTAGTTCATCTATGGTTATTTTATAGTCTTTATTTTCCATTAGATTTTTTCTAGTAAGCCACAAATGTACAAAGCAAATAGCAATATTAATACTGCTTGTCCGTTAGCTGTTAAAAATAGCCACTTCATTATTTTTTTCATTGTTTAAAGTTTTTGTTTTTTCTTCTAAAAGGTTTAAAAAAGTTATAGCGTCATTAATAGCGCTATCCATTATAAAGCAATTAATATCCCTAGCCTTATTATCTGCATTTTCGTTATAGTCTTCCTGGTTAAATACTGCTATTTGTTGCTCATCTTCACTATTTACATATACTTTATAAAGTTCTAGGGCAAAGTGTTCCAGTTTATTTAATCCTGGTACTGGTACTATTAAGCGCTTAAAGTTATCCTGGATAGGCATAATGGGAAACGCTGGTTGTGTTAAATTTGTCATTGTTTTATTTTTATTTTGTAAGATAATCAATATGATGTTGAGCAGAAATTAGCGTCAAATGTTCGGACATATCAAGCGCTACTATATAAATACTTTTTTTATCATCTACTAAAATGATATGGTCATAATAATAAATTTTGCGCATTTTATAAATTTTTAAGGTGTAAGTTAAGACTGGAAATATCTCTACTAATTTCATCAATAGCGTCCAGTAGTAAATTTTCTACTTCATTAGATAATAGAAATGGCAAATTTTCATCTTCAATAAAAATCATTCGTTCCACACCAATATTATCATTGGCGCTTAACATAATTTTTACATTCCGAAAATTTTTGTATCTGGATATAGTTTCCAGAAATTCACGTTTTTTAACCAGTTTTTGGATTTCAAGCAATACAGCATTGGTATTGCCTAGGTGCAAATGTTCTTTCATTTGTTTTAAATTTTATAGTCAATAAAAGGAATAACACTATAAAATAATAATAAACTTACCATATAAACAAATTTATATGTATTTATTATTAATTAAAGGTCAAAAAAGTTAGATTTTAAGGCAGTTTGGGGGTATGCTAGAAAAATATTTTTGCTTGCTTCAGCAAGCCAAAAATATTTTTTTATATTCATAACTTCGCACATTTACCCGATTTTTTTTCCACAAATACAAAAAAAGTGGTTTTTTAGGCAGTTATCCACAATTTTATGGCACAATAGATCATAAATGCCATAATATTAAAAAGCTTTTGTAACTTTATGGCATACAAAAAAATATGGGTAAAAATATTTGGATATTACCAGCAGTTATTATCGGCTGGATATTATATAGAAAATACCAGTTAAGTAATGCAGTTAGTATATTTTTTAAATCAGTAGATTTTTCTACTATGTCTTTATTAAATCCTACATTAAATTTAATAGTACAAATAAATAATCCAACAAATATTACAGCAGTAGTTCAAAATATCCAGGGAAATTTATTTGTTGATGGTGTTAATATAGGTATGGTATTAGGAATCACACCAGTTAATGTTGAATCTGGAAGTAGTTTATTAGCTATACCAATTACAATAAATTATAGTGGAATACCAGATTTATTTAATAAATTAAGAACTGGTAATTTTAATTTTAATTTTGTAGGCACAATACAAGTAGATTATATTACGTTACCATTAAAATTTGGTTATAGTCTATGATAACTAAAAATTTAATATTGTCAAAATTACCACCATATACTGGTAGTAAAAAAGTATTAATTGATGAACAAAATACAGATGATATTATAAAAGGAATTTTAGATAATCACGAAGTTTATAAAAATGATTATGATAAAATTAGCGAATATTTTGTAGGAAGAAACGATATTAACACAGCAAAGAATGTATATACTTTTTTAAAAAAATATGTTCCTTATTATATTGAAAGTACTAAATTTCAAACATTACGTTCACCTAGTGCTATTATATCAATTAAACAAGGCGCTGATTGTAAATCATATGCAAGTTTTGTAAATGGTATTTTTGATTCACTAAATAGAAAAGGTATTTTTAATATACCTTTAGCTTATAGATTTGCTAGTTATAAAAATTCTAAAAACCCTGGTCACGTTTTTTCAGTATTATATCCAGGTAGTGAAAATGAAATTTGGGTAGATAATGTACTTGATAATTTTAATGAAAAAAAGCAACCAACTTATTTTAAAGATAAAAAATTAAAAATGGCATTAGTTAGTATGTCTGGATTAGACAATAAACAACCAACACTGGATGAATTAAAAAATTATAGGGATAAATTAATTTCTATTCAAGCTAAACTTGTAAACAATGGACAAATAGTTCCAGGTAATCAAAATGATTTACAAATGAAAGTAGCTATTAATAGAGTTACAAAAGCTATTCAAAATGGAAATGTAAGCAATATTGGTGACGCTACTACTGATGCAATAGTTCAAGCAAGTGGTTTAATACCTATACCAGGATTAAGTTCAATAGTTAGTGCTATTTTACCATTTGTTGCTGATAGATTTGGTAGTCCAGCGAAAGACGCAAATAATTTAATAGATAAATTAAAGCCATATTTAGCTCAAGCAGATGCAACAAAAAGACTAGGTTTAGTTCTTGAAGCTGGTAAAGGAATAAGTGATAGGTCAAAAGATGTAGAAGCAGAAAAATTGCACCAATATTATAGAAATACTTATCCAGAAGATTATAAATCATTATCAAGTGATGAAAAAATATTTTATAATAAATATTTAGATAATGTAAGAATGACACACGCAGACGGAAATAGAATGTATATTAATTTAGAAAAATCTAAATTTACACCAGCAGAAATTAGTTATAGTTCAAATGTATTATCTAACTTATTTACACCTTCAACAAATGGTACTAATAAAGCTGGAATTAGTCCTTGGATATTAGTTGCTTTAGCTGGTGCTGGTATCTACTTTTTTACAAGAAAAAAATAATTAAATGACAAGCGCACAAAAAATAGCAAAGGAAAAATTTAAAAAAGCTATTGAATATAGAAATAAAACTGGTGTTTCTTTAAAGGAAGCATTTGCGCACGTTTACGGACGCAAAGTAAGTGGTACTGGTAATACTTATATTTTTAAAGTATATGATAGAAATGATTTTGGTGAACCTATAAATAATACTGGTAGAAAAGTTACTATAAGTGCAAGTAGTCAAAGTAATGCAAAAGATAAATTGTATAAAAAATATCCTAGTTCAAAATATTTTTGTGAATTAATGGATAGTTATACTAATAAAGTCGGTGCTGTTAAAAAAGCACCAGCTAAAAAAGTTTCTATTCCTGGTAAGCATACAGATACTAAAAGCCATAATGTTAATATAAAAATAGTTAGCGGTATTGGAAATATTGAAAATGCTACATATAAAATTTTAGGACTTAAAATAGGATTTAAAAAAGAAATAGATAAAGAAACTGGTTTATATATTATACAAGTACTTGACTTATCTAATAATAAAAAAATAATACCTATAAGTAACAATAGTGATAGTAAGGAAGTAGCTTACGATATAACCGAATATATAAAATACTATACCAATACACCTTCAAATGTAGAATCATACGGAGTTAGAAGAAAATTAGAAAAATTAGTTCCAAGTATAAAAAAAGAAGTACAAAAATTAAATAAGTCCGTTAAAAAAGCACCAGTTAAAAAGGTAGCTGTTAAAAAAGCACCAGCTAAAAAAGTAGCTAGGCAGTCAAGATCGTCAAAAAAGGTGAAAGCCACATATAAAGTAGATTATCAAACTGGTACTGAAAATAGAACTGATAGAGGAAATAACCAGGACGCAAAGCGTAAAGCATTGCCACCAGGTAAAAGAATAAGTAAAAGCGGTAGGACATATTACGAAACCAGGGCAAATAGAACAGATTTTAGTCGTTCTGCTATGACTGGTATAGATGATTACAAAAATTTGTCTTTAGGTGCAAAAAAATTATATAAAGAAATAAATCAAAAAGGATTTTTTAAATTTAATAGCGAAGAAAATATTTTAATTTTTTTATATGATGAAGCTATAAAAAAGGGACAATTTAAAAAAGCAGAATATTTAAAAGAACTATATGATATATTATAATTACAAAAATTTTCTTATAATCAAAAAATAAAAAAAAATGGCAAGAAGAAAAAAAACAAGTCGTAAAAAAACGACTTACAGACGCAGAAAAATGTCTGGAATCGGTGCTGTTGGTGAAATGGCATCAAATGTGTTATACGCTGTTGCTGGTGGTGTTATGGCTGGTGCAGTAATTAAGTATTTACCATCTACATTAAATGACAAAGTAAAATCAGCTGTTCCAGTAGCAGTAGGTTTATTTTTGCCAAAATTTGTAAAGGGTAACGCTGGTGCTGGTATCGGTGCTGGTATGGTAGCAGTAGGTGGATTAAAGTTATTTAGTTCATTAGTGCCATCATTAGCTATTGGTCAAATAGATATGCCTGGTTATCAAGTTCCAGCAATCAGTGGTTATAATAATGCTGGTTTGACAGATTCAGCATATTTAACTCCAGCTATTGCTGGATTAGATGAAATAGGCGCTTAATCTAACTTTTTTAACTTTTAGTAAATAACAAATAAATAAAAAAAATATGGCTACTCAAATGGGTGCAAGAATGACTTTTGAAAGTGCAAAAGCATTAATTAAAGGATTGAATTATAGTGTTGAATCAGCAGTTTTAACGCAATCTTATTTAAGAAGCGAAGTCGCTTTATCAACAGCTGTTGCTAACTATCACTTACCAGTTTTAGTAAACGACACACAAAATGGTGCAAGTCGTGTAAACGAAAAGCGCCTTAACTTACAAGATATTTTTATTACTACTGAAATCGGTGTTTATATCGGTGTTGGTGCTGGTACAAGTACTGCAGCGAAATTATATTCTTACCCTAATCCACAAGTATTTACAACTACTACTGCTGGTGATTTATGGTCTTTATATAATGGATATTTAAACTTGTCAGTTAATAATCAAAACATTTTACCAGCTTGGGACGTTTTACGTCATTACTACGTTGGTCAAACTCAACAAGGTGTAGGAGTAACGGCACAAACTGTTTTCCCTATTGATGAAATTGATTTTAGTGAAAAAACATACTATCCAGTAGAACCAAATATCGTAATGAATGGTGCTGCGAATATTAATTTCCAATTAACAGCAAATGGCGCACCAGCTAGTATTTTAGCTAATAGTTTCTTGTGTGTTATTCAACATGGAATCTTATGTCAAAACGTAACGACAGTTAAATAGTTTTTACATATTACTTTGGTGAAGTTATACACTAGCGCTAGGGGACGCTATATTCCCCTAATTTTTTATTTTAAAAATTAAAAAAAATGATAGTAAAAAGATTTCAGTCTGTTGAGATAAATGTGCCTACTGGAAGTACATTAACAAAGTTTTTTTTCCCTGACCAGCCACAATTACGAGGCGCAAAAATTCAAGGAATACAAGTTTATACTCCAACAGCATTAACAAAAACTCCATTAACTGGAAGTACTCCAGTTACATTAAATGATTTAAAGCAAAGTACTTTGACTTTATATCAAGGGGATTTACAAATAGTTTTAAACTTACCAGTTTTAAACTTTAATGGTATTTCCGATTTGACAAGTGCACATATTTGGCAATTACCAGAAATGAATGATATTGATATTTCTTGGACTAAAAGTTATATTTCTACTGCAACAGCATTGGCAACTACAAATGTGGCTTATAGTTTTGGTATTTTTTATTATTTGTAAATTAAATTGATATGGCAATAAACAAAGCTTGGTGTACTGGTACAAGCGCATTATTAGACTGGTACGACTCAAATATTCAAAGTCCATATTATTCGGTATGGCGTGGCAGAAATTTATCATTTAGCTGGAATAATGACGATATGGAAGCTGGTAGACAAAAGTTAGAAAATGACATAAATTTTGCAGAGCAAAATAATGTTACAGAAGTTTTAACTATTAAACTACACCCTAAAAAGGATAAAGGATATATTACAAGTAGTACTCCAGTTTACGCTAGTTTAGATTTTAGACCTTGTGCTTTAGAATCGGCAGTATATGGTTTACCAGTAAATCAGCCAAATAATTATGCTATGTCGCAAATAATGGATAAACTAAATGCTTTAGAATCTAGGATAGCTGGTAATGAAATGGATTTTGAAGATGAAGTAGAAGAAATTAAAGATGAATCACCAATTAATGCGCTGTTGAAAAGTCCAGAAGTTCACCAGGCATTAGTTAGTGGTTTAATTGGTTTACTTGGTGGAATGTTCGCAAATGTACCAGCACCATCAGTAGCTGGTATATCTGGTGTAAATGATGAAGCAATAGAAATTCTAAATGAATTAATGAATAAAGGTGTTACACTAGAGCATTTGAAAAAATTAGCTGAAATGAATCAAGCTAAATTAAAAAGTTTATTATTAATGTTATAATTATGGCTACAATAACAGCAGATAAAGTAATTGGAAAAAACCTATATAGTAAAGGCGCAGTAGATCTATTAAATCTACCTGGTGGGAAGGTTATAAAAACTATTCAATCTGGTGGTTTATTGGGTAATGTTTATAGCTGGGTAAACTATAATGGTATTATATATTGGCAATTTTACGATACATATAAACAGCCATATTATGCAAAGCAAGATAGTAGCGTAAGTTTTCCTGGATTAGATGCAGTATTAAAACAAGTACAGCAAGAAGCAATAGCAAACGAAATTGAAAAGAAAGGTGCTTTAAATTATTATTTACAAAAATATTTACCCTGGTTAGTAGGTGGTGTAGTAGTGGCTTTAGTTTTACCAGCAGTATTAAAAAGTAGAAAAAATGAAGGATAAAAAAAATATAGTATGGATATTATTGGCAATAGCTTTAATATCATTTGCTTTTAAAAATAAAATGAAAAGGGGAAGCGTAAGCGTAGAACCAGTAGATAAAGGTGAATTTCCTACACCTGGTACTGATTCTTTTCCTAGTGATGTACCAGATTATCAAAATTAAAAAATATTAAAATGAAAAATAAAGAATTATTTTATTTGGCTTTAGCTATTGGTGGTGCTTTCTTAATTCATAAGTTTATGATGAAAGGAATTACAGCAAATAAAACAGCTAATCCAGTAAATCCTAGTATAGCGCCTATACCAACTACATTAAATCAATCTAATATTAAAACATTAGCTTTAGATTTAATACAACAAAATAATATGGAAGAAAATGCTTTAACAATTTCACATCCAATTAATGAATATGATATAGCAAAAACATATCAAACTTTATATGGTAAGAGTATTAATGGAATGTATAAACAATGTCCTACTACTATCTAACTTTTTTAACTTTTAAATAAATTACAATGGATTTTCAAATAAAAGCTGGTTTAATAGAATATGACGTAAATTTTGTAAGCTATGGACAAAATGGATTTGTTACAAGTAATTGTAACGGAATAACATTTATTAATTATGGTACTAATAGTGTAACGATAGAAGGTCAAGCTGTTTTAACTCAAGGTCAAAGTTTATCAATAGATGGAAACCAAGGTGAAATAATTAATAAAACTTTTTTAATTGCTTTTGCTACTGGTGGTACAAATAATTTAGTAACTATAAAGAAAAACTACTTTTAGCTATGGCTGGAATAAATTTAAAAAATGGTGTTACCAATCAATTTGGCGCACCTAGTATTAATGAAAATACTTTTGCTAATAGACCTAGCGCTGGGCAACCAGGTAGAATATTTATTGCAACAGATACTGGTTTAATGTATCGTGATACTGGTAGCACTTGGACTACATTAAGTCCTAGTACACCAGGTGGTACACCAGGTGGCAGTAACGATTCTTTTTTAGGTAGTTCAGTTCAATGGAATAATGGAAGTGGTACTTTTGGTGGAGATAGTTATTTTTTATATAGAGATAGTAGCGTAGATTTTAAAGTTCCTAAAGGTACTTTTGGTCAAATTGGTTCAGAACAATATGGACCAAATCCTACTATGACTAATGCAACTTTAAATACTGGTGCTGGTTTAGGTACAAATACAGATATGAGAGGATGCTTTAATTTAAATGCAATTTTAAATGTGGGTTCAACAAGTGCCACAATAACATTAAATTATGGTAGTTTAACTGGTTTTTATGTAAATACTTTTAATTCTCAAATTATAATTTTACCAAATCAAAATTTTTCATCTAGTAATACTTTTACTTATAATATTACAAGTTCTAGTAGTAGTGGAATATCTTTTCAAATAATTAATACTGGTACTTTGTCTATTGGAACTTTTTATAAATTTGGATATGTCGTAATACTTTAAAATAAATAAAATGAAAATACAACCTAAAAAAATTTGGCGTAAAGGAAGTGAAGAATTAGCAATAGAATTAAAAATTATTGCAAATGATAATTGTAATGATTCGGCTTCTATAACATATCATTTATATAATGAAAATGGTTTTGCACTAGAAATTGATAAATTATATTTAACTGGTGAGGATTATGTTAATTGGGAAACTAATGAATATTTACATAACTGGGTAGCAAACATTTTAGGACTAGAATTAATTAGTGAATAATGGATTTAACACAAATACTATTTAGTCTTATTAGTATGTCAGCTATTGCTGGGGGATTCTATATGAATACCAAAGTAAGGTTAGATAAAATAGAACGTGATTTAGCGTCCTATAATCGTATTAATACGGAAATCCTGGATAGATTAGCCAGGATAGAAACAAAATTAGATTTTATACAAAATTATAAATAATGAAAAACCCAAAAACAACTATATTCGGTTTATTAACAGCTATTGCAACTTATCTATCTACCAGTAGTACTGGTAAGGTGCAAGTAATTGCTCAAGCTGTTGCTGGTATTAGTACATTTTTATTAGGTGCAGTATCTAGTGACGCAAAAAAATAGAGGCATTTATGATCAATAGAAAAAAGAAATTAGCTACTGGTCTAATAGTTACCGCAATCATATTAATTATGTTAAGAAAAAATATCGCAACAGCTTTAAATAAAACACCATTTAGCGCTATTAGTGATAGGCTATTTAATGTTATAAGCAAATTTGAGGGGTTTATAGCTGTTCCAGTCTGGGATTATATGCAATATAGCGTAGGTTATGGAAGTGGCTATAATTGGGATGCAAAGCGTCCAGTAAATAAAACTGATATAATAGACAAAGCAACAGCCAAGCGCTGGTTATTAGCAGAAGCAGAGGATAAGTATGATTTTGTAATGTCAAAAGTGAGAGTTCCAGTAACAAATAACCAGTTATTGGCACTATCTAGCTTAACTTATAATATTGGGGAAGGTGCTTTTGAAAAAAGCACTTTATTAAAAATGCTTAATAGAGGGGATAATAAACAAATGGTGGCAAACCAGTTTGATTTATGGGTAAATGCTGGGGGAAAAGTAAATGAAGGCTTAAAAGGTCGTAGAAATGTAGAAAAAGTACTATTTTTGAGTTAATAAAGGTAAAAGCATAGAATTTGATTTGTTTTATTGAATTTGCGAGGGACGTTTCTACGTCCCTTTTTTTGTGCCTAATAAATAAAAACAAGTCCAACTTGGATGCTACTTGGATTTACTTTTTTATGTATATACGTTTATAATATGCTTTTGTTTGTTTATCGTAAAAGTTTACATATTTAGCTGGTATTGATTCACACCAGGTCGCAAAGCGTTCCAGATTAGAAATATTACGATATTTTCTAGCTGGTGAGTTATCCAGCATAAAAACAATAGCAGTATATAGGTTTTTAGCCATTTTTAAGGGGTTTATCGTTTATTTTGAAGTATCTGGTAGTATCGGAAATAACAGCTTTAATTTTGCGCTTAATTACCAATGGTGCAATAGCGCGTAATATGGTTATCCTTTGCCATTTGGTTATATCTTCCAAGTCCCTTAATGATACGATTCTACGTTCCTGGATTATAAAATAAAGTTTTTGTTTGTTTGTCATATTTAAGGCATTTTACTATATTTGCAATGAAAAAAGTTAGAGTTCATTTGTTTAAGTGAATTTTATAGTCGGCAAAGCGTCCAGGTTAAAAACTGGGCGCTTTGTTTTTTCCGACTACTCACTAACCATTAGTATTTTGGTATTTTACTTTGACTAATTAAATGCTGGATTATAGTTATAAACATAACCACACCAGCATAGATAATAGCTACTGGTAATAAAATAAAAATTAAGTACATTCTTTTGATTAAAGTTTCAATCATAAATAAAGGTTTAAAAAGTTAGATAATTTTATATTGATTTTTGCTATCCTTAACTATCCAGGATTTATTTATCCATATTTTAATTAGATTTTTAGCGTAAGCTTTACTGGTTGCAGTTCGTTCTACAATTTCATCACTAATATCGGCATAAAACATAGGGCTAGTTATTATTTGGGTACATAAGCGCTTACTTTCTATGTTATCCAGGTCACTAGCTTTTTTACCTGGTTTACTTTGTTTTTGGGATTCTATTTGCTGGAATACTCCATTAAAATTCATTAGCGTTACTGGTTCAAAGTCGCTATCACTTCGCATAAAACGACTACTTAAAGTATATGTATTAGCGTCCTTATCCTTTGTAACGTCCAGGGTACTTTGAGCAAACCTATCACTTGCACTACCTATATGTCCAGTAGTACTTAAAGTAGATTTACTTTGATGCAATACAGATATTAAAAGGATATTAAATTGCTTGGTTATTTTTTTTAACCATTTAGTAAGTAAAGTACTTTGGGTAGTATCGTTTAAATCATTCAATAAATCTAGTAAGCCGTCTATTATCAAAATAGAGCAATCTGGATTAAGTTCCAGATAGCGTTCCACCATTTGCCTAATAGCACCAGCACTATCTTCTCTCACCTGGTAAGCGTCAAAATTAGGTGGTAAGTTATCTAGTTCAGCAAATCCTTTAATTTTTTGGATAGTTCTCCAGAAATCGTAATCACTAGATTCAGTATCTATTAAACATATTTTGCGTCTATCCCCTGGGAAGCGCAATTTCATAGTGAATATATCGTAAGTAACAAAGGCACTACCAATTAAAGCACATATAAAAGAGGACTTCCCAGATTTGGGAAGTCCACTAATAATAGAAAAATTTTGTAGGCTTGATATGTGCTTCCCCTGGATAGTCCAGATAATATTATCCTTTGT